CAGAAGATGAAGGGCATTTTAGTATGGTAGATGATAAAGGAAATAAACAGTCATTTACCTGGTCTAAAGTGCCTTTTGTATATTTCAAATACAATGATGAAGAACAGCCATTAATTAAGTTTGTTAAGTCCTTAGTAGATGATTATGACAGAAATAAAAGCGACAATAGTAATAACCTTGAGGACTTGCCCAATAGTATCTATGTTCTTAAGGATTATGATGGTGAAAACTTAGGAGAGTTTAGAAGAAATATAAGCCTTTACAGAGCTGTTAAGGTTGCTGGTGATGGTGGAGTAGAAACAAGGAATTTAGAAATTAATGTTGAAGCTTATAAAACTCATATAGAACAAACACGAAAGGATATTTACGAATTTGGTAGAGGTGTAGATACTCAATCAGATAAGTTTGGTAATAGTCCATCTGGAATATCATTAAAGTTTTTATATAATGATTTAGATATGGATTGTAATATAATAGAGACAGAGTTCCAGGCATCACTTGAATATCTATTGTGGTTTGTGAATCAGCATTTAATTAATACTGGACAAGGAGATTATACAGGTGAAAATGTAGAATTTATCTTCAATCGTGATACCCTTATAAATGAAACTGATAGTATTAATAATTGTCAAAATAGTGTTGGTATTATATCAGATGAAACTATAGTAGCCAATCATCCATGGGCTACTAAAGATGAATTAGAAAAGATTAAAAAACAGAAAGAAGAACATGAATCAATGTATCCCAATTTCCCTTTAGAAGATGATCCTAAGGATGATGTAGATGAAGAGTAGGGATTACTGGGAAAAACGTTCTCAAGTTGTAGCTAGTAAACAGTTTAAGAAAACAGATAATTATATTCTAAGTTTACATTTAGAGTATATGGAAGCTTTAAGCAGCATACAAAAAGATATAGAAATTTTTTATGCCAGATTTTCGCAGAATAATGAAATATCTTTACAAGAAGCTAGAAGGCTTTTAAATTCTAATGAACTACGTGAATTTAAGATGGACTTAAAAGAGTTTACTCGGAAAGCTAAAGATAATAAAAATTTGCAGTGGGAAAAAGAATTAAATAATGTATCTTATAAGGTAAGAGTTACTAGGTTACAAGCTCTACAAACTCAAATAAGGAATAGCATAGAAGATTTATATAGTAAACAGCAAGATAATACCACAAGCCTTTTAAATGGAATATATGAGGATACTTATTATAGGAATATCTTTGAAGTACACAAAGGCTTAGGAATAGGTATTAATTTTGCTAAGTTAGATACTAATACAATAAATAAGGTAATTACAGAACCATGGCATGGAGATAATTATAGTAGTAGGATATGGAACAACAAAGATAAGTTAATTATGGAGCTACAGACTAATTTAACACAAGCCTTTATCCGTGGTGATAGCATAGATAAAACTTCTAAAATAATAGCTGAAAGAATGGAAGTAGGTGGAAACAGAGCTAGAACATTGGTTAATACTGAAAGCGCTAATGTTGTTTCTAAAGCAACATTTAACAGCTATATTGGAAGTGGAGTTGTTAAAGAATATGAAATACTTGCTACTTTAGACTTACATACGAGTAAAATATGTAGATCATTGGATGGAAAAGTATTTAAAGTATCTGAAAAAGAAATAGGAGTTAATGCTCCGCCGTTTCATCCCAATTGCAGAACTACAATAATTCCTTATTTTGCAGATACATTTGATATAGAAAGAATAGCTAGAGATAGTGAAGGTGAAATTTACTATATAGATGGGAACATAAGCTATAAACAATGGTATGAGAAATATGTTGCTTAAGCTTCAGAACTTATTAAGTAAAAATAGTATGCGCATTTATTATGCCTAAAAATGAGGTGATATTGAATGGAACAATCTAATTGTACTAAATGTATTCATTATAAAGTTTGTAAATTTGTTAATAATAAAATACCATTAGAAGATTGGAATTTTATGTGGAACAATTTTAAAATTGAGTGTAAGCATTTTAAACGTGACGCGAAATTTATTACTTTAACTCCAACAATACAAATTAATGATGGAGCTACAAAAAAAGTTGATATTGATGAATTGATTAAGAAGCTTGAGAAATATATGAAAAGGGAGTTAGAAAATGCTGTTAAAGGTATATATGAATAGGAGAATTAAAGCTTATTATGGATGTTACAAAAGAAATTAATTGCATGAATGAAAAGAAGGGTAAGTCTTAGAAATAAGGCTTTTTATTTTATCTAAAAGAAAGGAATGATATAAATGTACAAATTAAATACTATTCAAAAAAGAGAAAATTTGAACAATGTTTACCCGCATGATGAGGAGGGAAATGGTGGTGCTAATCACGCTTATTTGATTACTACAGCCGATAAAGCTCAAACTGTGGGTTGTATTCAATTTCAAAATGGTGCAAGAAAAGAAGAAGGAAGTGTGCCTGGTGTAGCTAATGAAGATCTATTAGAGATAGTAAGGCATAGATTACAATGTTTCCAAGCTGGACCTTATTCAAGCAGAGAAAATGCCTGTGCGTTAAGCCACATAGAAGAAGCTTTAATGTGGCTTAATAGACGTGTTGAGGACAGGATAGAAAGAAATGTATTAGGAACTAAAAATAAATAAAAGAAGGGAGTAAATAATATGCCAAAATTAAGTGAAATTTTAGGAGAAGCTTATTCTCAAATACCAGAAGAACTACAAACTAAATACAAGGATGTTGATTTAGTAGATAGTAAGCAATATATTACTAAAGATAAATTTGATGCTTTAGATGAGCAGCTTAAAAATGCTAACACAACTATTACTGATTTAAAGAAAAGTAATAAAGATAATGAAGAACTTCAAACCAAGGTTACAGATTATGAAACTAAGGTTAAAGACTATGAAAAGAAAATACAGGATATGCAATTTAATTATGCATTAGAAGGAGCTTTAAAAGGTGCTAATGTAAGAAATACAAAGGCTGTTAAAGCTCTTTTAAATTTAGAAGGCATTAAATTAGAAGGTGAAAATGTTTTAGGACTTTCAGAACAAATAGAAGCACTTAAAAAGAGTGATAGTTATTTATTTGCAGAAGAACAAAAACCTAAGTTTTCAGGAGTAGAACCTACTGATAATTCAATAAAAGATCCAGTACCAAAAGATACAAGTAAAATGTCTTATACTGAATTATGCAAATATCTAGAAGAAAATCCTAATGTACAAATTTAAATAAAGAAAGAGGGAATATAATATGGCAAAATTTGATTCAAAAAGTTTTAATCCACAAGCGTTTGGAGCCTATGTAGAAAGAGTACCAAAATTAAAGAAAAATGAATTATTAAAATCAAGAGCATTAAAAGGAAATGCAGAAATTAAAAATGCTTTTAGTTCACAAACAGGAACTGCGTATGCAGTATTACCTATGTATGGTCGTATTGATGGTGACGCATTAAATTATGATGGACAAACAGATATTACAGCTACAAGCACAACTACATTTGAAAGAGGTGTTGTAGTCGTTGGTAGAGCTAAGGCATGGGTAGAAAGTGACTTTTCAGAAGATATAACTGGTGGAGTAAACTTCATGGATAATGTAGGAAATCAAGTGGGAGAATATTGGGATGATATAGATCAAGGCACATTATTATCAATATTAAAGGGTATATACTCAATGACAGGTGCTAAAAATTTAGAGTTCGTTAATAACCATACATTAGATATAACAACATTAGCAGATGATAAAAATGTTGTAGGATCAACTACATTAAATACAGCTATTCAAAAGGCTAGCGGTGATAATAAATCTAAATTTACCCTAGCTATTATGCATAGTGCCGTTGCTACTAATTTAGAGAACCTTAAATTACTATCATATCTTAAATATACAGATGAAACAGGTATTGAAAGAGAATTACAACTTGCAACATGGAACGGAAGAACTGTTTTAATTGATGATTCAATGCCAATAGAAGAAGTGCCTAAAACTGGTGATATAGAAGCATATACAAAATATACAACTTATGTATTAGGTGATGGAGCTTTTGACTATGAGAATATTGGTGCTAAAGTTCCGTATGAAATGTCAAGAGATCCAAAAACTAACGGAGGACAAGATACGCTTTATTCTAGACAAAGAAAATGTTTTGCTCCTTATGGAATTTCTTATATAAAGAAATCCCAAACAACATTATCACCAACAGATGAAGAACTTGCTAATGGTGCTAACTGGGAGCTTGTTAATGATGGAGGTTCAGGAAGTGCTAAACAATATATAGATCATAAAGCTATTGCAATAGCTAGAATTATTTCAAGAGGTTAATAGATTGGATGTGAGTTTAATGACTCAATTAGAAAAATTAAAAAAGCTTTTAGGTATATCCTTGGATGATGACTCCAAGGATTTTTTATTGCAATTCGCAATAGAGGATGCTGAACAAACAATAAGGAATTATTGTCACATAAAAGAAATCCCAGAAGAATTAAATAATACTATTTTAAGAATGTCTATAGATATATATAGAAATGATAACCTAGGGGAAGAAGAGAATCCTTTAGGTTCCATTTCCTCTATAAGTGAAGGGGATACTTCTATAAGCTATAGAACTGCTAATGCTGAATTTAAGGATAGCCTAGTAAAAGACTATAAAGCTAAACTTCATAAATATAGAAAGTTGGTTTGGTAATATGCTTAAAGGTATAGAAAAGGCTAGAAAGCAAGCAAGAAAAGCTATTGAAAGCCTGTATGATTGCACTTGTAATATTTATGGGTATGAAAAATATAAAGATCCAGTAACTAAAGAAACTAAAACAGGTATTAATCCAATTCCTAGGTATGAAAAGCAATCTTGTAAAGTATCAAAACAAAGTCTAAGTAAAAATAATCAAAGTGATACAACAAATAATATAAATTATGAACTTAAGCTTTTTATTGTCCCTGAATTAGAGATTAAACAAGGTGATGAAATAGAAATTACTAACCAATTTGGAATTATAACTAAATATAAAGCTGGAGAAGGATTTCCTTATTATACACATCAGGAAGTTATTTTAAATAAAGAGGATAAAGCTTAATGGCTAGATTAGCGAGTTTTGATTACTCTGATTTTAAGAAGATGGCCAAGAGTTTTCAAAAGGCACTTGATGAAAGGGTAATTGAAAGATGGATAAGAGAATTTTTATTGGAGATGGCATTTAGAGCTGAAAGAAAGATTAAAAAGAGAACTCCAATAGGTGTTTATAGTAATCAAGTGTCCTTTACAACTAAGGATGGTAAAGAGGTAAGTTTTACAACTAGTAGCTCTAAAACAGGAGGGCATTTAAGACGTAACTGGCAAGTGGGAAATGTAGTAAAGCAAGGTGATTCTTATGCAGTGGAGATATTTAATAATGTGGATTATGCTTCTTATGTCGAGTATGGGCATAGAACTAAAAATCATAAAGGCTGGGTTGAAGGTAGATTTATGGCTACAATATCAATGCAAGAAATTGAAAGGCAGTTACCTAAGTTTTTAGAAAGAAAACAAGTAGAATTATTAAATCAAATACTTAATGGTAGAGCTTAAGGGAAGTGATAATATAGCAAATATAAATGATTTAAGGATAGGAATTAATCAAACATTGGATAAAGAATTTCCTAACATAAATATATATGGTGAAGAGATTGAACAAGGTTTTGAAGAACCTTGTTTTTTTGTTAAGGTTTTAAGTTCAGGTCAAGATAAAGAGATCAACGTTAGGTATAAGAAAAATATATCATTCAACATTCATTATTTTAGTGATAAGGAAGATATTAATTCAGATTGTAATGATATAGCTGATAAGCTTTATGAGGTGCTTGAATATATAAAAGTAAATAATAGTTTGTATAGGTCTAATGAAATGACACATGAGGTTATAGATGGAGTTTTACACTTCATGTTGCAATTTAATTATCATGTTTTAAAAGAGATTGAAGAAGCTCCTAAAATGAATAAATTGAAACAGGAGGTATATTTAAATGGTAGATAAAGAACAAGAAATTAAATTTACCAAAGAACAAATAGTAAATTCAAAACAGTTTACAGTAATAGAAATAGATGTACTTAAAGCTTTATTAAAAGATGAACAGTATAGCTTAAAAGAAGTAAATAAACTCTTAGAAGACTTTAATAAGAAAGAGGTGAAATAGTATGGCTGGTGGAACTTGGGAAAGACAAAATAAAATTAGACCAGGGGCTTATATAAATTTTAAGTCTAAAAAGCAAGGGCAAACGCCAATAGGAGAAAGAGGAATTGCAACTCTACCATTAGAGCTACCATGGGGACCTGAAAAAGAAATTATAACAATACACGCTGATGATGATTTATCTAAAGTACTAGGTATCAATATAGCTGATGAAAGTGCATTACTTATTAGAGAAGTATTAAAGAAAGCTAAAACATTGCTTTTATATAGACTTAATGAAGGAATTAAAGCTACTGCTACATTGGAAGGATTAACTATAAATGCTAAATATACTGGAACAAAAGGAAATAATATTACTATAGTAATTCAAAACAGTATAGATTTCACAGGAAGTTTTGAAGTTATAACTATATTTGAAGGAAATAAGATAGATAAGCAATTAGTTAGAACTATAGAAGATTTGAAGCCTAATGATTATGTTGATTTTAAAGGAACTGGAGAATTAAAAACCTCTGCTGGATTACCACTTAAAGGTGGAGCTGATGGTACTGTTACCAATCAAGGATATACTGATTATTTATCAGTTATAGAACCTTATGAATTTCATGCTATTGGTATTCCAACTAAAGATCCTACTATAAAAGCAGTGGCAACTACATTTATAAAGAGACTTAAAGAAGATGGTAGACAGGTGCAGTTGATACTAGAAAATTATCCTGAAGCTGATAGTGAAAATGTTATTACTGTTAAAAATGGTGTAATTTTAAGTGATAATACAGTAATAAAATCCAATCAAGCAGTTGCATTTGTAACTGGAGCTACTGCTGGAGCAAATGTAAATCAATCAAATACTTACTTAGAATATCCAGGTGCTATTGATGTAGATACTAAATACACCAACAGGGAAATAGAAGAAGCTTTATTAAACGGAGAAATAGTCTTTACTATTAGTAATAGAAAAGTAGTAATAGAACAGGATATTAATACATTTAAAAGTTTTACAGAAGATAAAGGAAAAGATTATAGAAAAAATAGAGTGGTTCGTACACTTTTTGAAGTAAATAATGGCACTAGGTTATTATGGGAAACTAGCTACATTGGTAAAGGTAATAATAGTGAAGATGGAAGAAATTTGTATAAAAAGGATGTAATTAAATTTTTAGAACAACTACAAGGAATTGGAGCACTTGAGAATGTTGTACCAGAGGATGTTGAAATTAAAAGAGGACAAGATAAAGATTCTGTAGTAGCTAGAGTTGGGGTACAACCAATAGATGCTATGGAAAAACTATATATGGATGTGGAGGTGGAATAGTAAATGGGATTCTTTAAAGCAGAAGATACTATTAGTGGACAAGAAGCTAGAGCTTATATAACTATTGAAGGTAGAAATGAAGAATTGTTTTATGCAAAGAAGGTTGAATCAGAAGTAGAGAAACTTAAAACAGAAGTAAAAACTTTAGGACATAGAGGAACTCAAAATAAAGCTGCAGGTTGGAAGGGAACAGGAACGCTTACAGTGTATTATGCTACATCTTTATTTAGAGATTTAATGCTTAAATATATGAAAGATGGAATAGATGTCTATTTTGATATGACTGTTACAAATGAGGATCCTACAAGTGCACTAGGTAAGCAAACAGTAGTATTAAAACAATGTAATTTAGATAAGGTCAACATGGCAATGTTTGATGTTGAAAGTGAAGTTTTAGAAGAAGAAATGTCATTTACATTTGAAGATGTAGATTTATTAGATAAATTTAATAAACCAGTATTAGGTTAATAGGAGGAGTATATAATGAATAATTTTGAAGATTTTTTAATGGATTCTTTTGAAGAGGTAGAAGAAATAGAAAGAGAAATAACCATAGGTGGCAAAAAGAAAAAGATGAAGTTTAAGCCTATAAGTGCTGATAAAGGAGACGAACTCAGAAAAAAGTGTAAAAAGATAACAATAGTTAAAGGTCAAAAAATGAGTGAAACTGATCAAGATAAATTTATAGCTAATCAAATAATAGAAACTACTGTTTACCCAGACTTAAAAAATGCAGAGTTGCAAAAGGCATGGGGTGTTATGGGAGCTGAACAATTACTTAAGGCTATGAAGTCTAAAATGAGTGATGGCGAATACATGGAATGGGGTAGTGTTGTAAGTGAAATAAACGGCTACGATAAAGGAATACAGGAGTTAGTAGAAGAAGGAAAAAACTAATCAAGGGAGGGGATGGTGAAGCTAATTATGCTCACTATGCCCTCCATAGATTAAAGATTAGACCAGGAGTATTAGTTGGTAAATCTCCGTTAGATCCAATAGATAGAAGAGAAAGAGCTTTTATATATGCTAGCATTGATTTGCATATAGAAAACGAAAAGAAACAAATGGATAAAGCTAAAAGAAGAAGATAATATTGAAATAAACCCCATTATTTGCTATTATTAAAATAATTTAATATTTAAGTGGGGGATAGTATGAGAAAAATTATATATTATTTAGGTATGTTTTTTTGTGGGTCTATAGCAATAGTTAGCTTTGTTTCTAGTATATTTTTATTTAAAGACAGATATATAAGTAGTGGATTTACTTTAATCATATTTATGATTTTATCTCTATTAATATTAAAAATTCTTATAAAAAGATGTAAACTATCCAATAATGAAATAGCTAACGAATACTATAACCCATACATAAGTGAGGAAGAGCTTAAAATTATAGACAGAGGTGAATTAGTAACTATAAATACTAATGATTTTATTTGTAAAACTAATGAAAGTTGTTATTATGGAGATATGGCTAGAAGAGTTATAAATAGAACTGAAACTGTTGGTTATACAGGAAAATCATCTGGTATAAGCATAAGAATTACGAAAGGTTTATCATATAGAACTGGTGCAGGAAAATCCACTCCTATAAGGGAGGATGTAGAATATTCATATGAAGGAAACATATTCGTAACAAATCAAAGGGTAATTTTTACGTCTATAGAAAACGGATTCGAATTTCCATTATCTAAATTGACATCGATGAAATTATATATTAATGGGATAGGTTTTCAAGTTGGTAATAAAAGCTACACTTTAGTTATGGAAAATCAAGAATATCCCTATAACGTAATTAGTCAATTGACTAATGGAGCTAAAGCACTCTAAGAATGGAGTGCTTTTATTTTTTGAAAAAAGAGGTGGTAAAGTGGCAACCGTATCAGCAAGTTTAAAAATGTTTGACCAGATGACAAGTCCACTTCAACAAGTTACACAGGCTTTAAATTTAACTATAAGTGCTATGGATAATTTAAATAATTCAGCTAACAAAGATATAAGAATAACAAATACTTTAAATACTGCAAGAGGAGCAATTCAAAGAGCTTCTGCTGGATTACAAGAATTGGCTAACACACAAGATAAATCTAAAAATAATCAAGAAAAATTAAATGAATCTTTTAACAAGGGTTCTGGTGAAGCGAATGTGCTAACAAGTAAGATAAAAAATCTTATAGGTGCTTATTTAGGATTTCAAACTGCTAAAAAAGGAATAGACCTAACTATAGGTGGAGGAGCAAGGCTAGAACAACAATTAATTACCATAAGTGGAATGTTAGGTAACAAAGATATAGGGAAAGCTTTCTTTGGGAATCTTAACAAATATGCAAATGAGAGTGTATATGGATTAAAAGAATTTAATACTATAACTAGAAGCTTTATTCAATTTACAAAGAATACAGACAAACTTATGGATTTAAATAAAACAGCTGAAAAATTAGCGTTCTTAGATCCAACCCAAGGTTTAGAGGGAGCTGGATTTGCATTGAAAGAAGCCTTAGGTGGAGATTTTATGTCCTTAAAATCTAGATTTGGATTTGGTAAAGCCGATGCAGAAATATTAAAAGCGTCCAAAAGTATGGATGAGTTTATAAGTAAATTTGATAAATTATTAGCTCAAAAAGGTGCCACTGATAAAGCTTTGGAAGAATTTAACCAATCTGCAATAGCCCAACTTAATAACCTTAAGTCAAACATAGAGACCTCTTTTGCACAAGCTTCAGAAAATGCACTTGAATCTTTAAAGCCTTTGTTAAGTGCTATAAATGAAGGATTTAAGAATGGTGATTTTCAACCATTCTTTGACGGAATAAGTATAGGGATAAACATAATTGTGAATAGTATACTTTTGGTTATAGATGTAATTAGTTGGATAGGACAAATAGTACAAGATAATTGGTCAATAATAGAACCTATACTAATTTCTACAATATTATATTTTTCTGTTATGCTAATTCCAGTGCTATGGGATACTATAACAACATTAGTAGCTATGGGGATTGCATGGTTAATGGTTAACTGGCCTATATTACTAATAATAGGTTCAATAGCATTATTTATATATATCTTAATACAATCAGGGGTTACTGCGGAACAAATACTAGGTTCTATAGGAGGATTATTTGGAGCTACTTTTGCATTTATATATAATCTTATTGGGCTTTTATGGAATGGATTCGCTAGTTTTGCAGAATTTTTCGCTAACTTATTTATAGATCCGGTTTATGCAGTAAAAAAACTTTTTTATGATATGTGTACGACTATATTAGAATGGATTAGTAATTTAGCAAAAGGGTTAACTGATTTGATTAATATGATACCAGGGGTAAAAACTAATCTTCACAGTGGTCTAGATAATCTTATAAGTAAAATTCCAGTGCCCGAAAGCAAAAAAGGTGTTGTCAAAATACCTAGGATGAAGCAAATGGATTATAAAGAAGCTGCAACTTTTGGATATAATAAAGGTGCAGGAGTAGCAAGAGGTATAGGTAATGCTTTAAATAGTTTTGCGGGAATAAAAAAATCAATTGGACAACAAAAAACGCCAGATATGGCAGCATGGAATAAAGCACAAGGACCGGGAGCATTAGGAACTGCAGGAGATGGTGGTAAAAATAAAGGTAGTAAATCTCCAAGTGGAAACAAAGGATTAAAAGATGCTAATAAACATCTTGCAAATATAGATGATAAAATTGACATCAGTAACGAACACTTAGAGATGATGAGAGATTTAGCAGAAATGGAAAGCATACAAAACTTTGTAACTCTAACTCCAACAGTACAAGTTACTACTGGAGATATTAAAGAAGAAGCAGACATAAACAAAATAATATCTAAAATAGAAACTTATATGGAAAATGAATTAGTCAATAGTGCAGAGGGGGTATATGCTTAATGAATTACAAAATGTATTTAGGAATTAATGATGGTGAAGAAGGATTTATACTCCCAGTGTTACCAGAGAAAGTTGAGTTTGATGAAGATGGAGACAATAAAATATACGATATAATTAATTTAGGAGAAATTAATACAATAAACAAACCTAAGTTAACTGAAATAAGTTTTGAAAGTTTCTTTCCTAAACATAAAGGTCCTTATGTAAGCTCGGAACAATTATTTGAACCGAGCTTTTATATTGGGAAAATTAGAGAATGGAGAGATAAAAAACAAAAAATAAGGTTTATATTTACCGGTAGCCCTTTAGAAATCAATGATCTGTTCACTGTAGAAAACTTCAAGCCTTATGAAGAAGGTGGAGAAGTTGGAGATGTACATTATTCTATAGAACTCAAGAGGTATAAAAACTATGCTGCTAAAAAAGTAGTTATAGTAAATAAGAAGGATAGTAATAAGAAAGCGGTTAAAACAAGTAGTAATCCACCAAGACCAAGTAATACTAATAAACCTAAAACACACACAGTTAGCGGTAATGATACGTTGTGGCACATATCCAAAAAATACCTAGGTGATGGTAATAAGTGGCCACAAATTTATAATCTAAATAAAGACAAGATCAAGAATCCTAATTTAATATATACAGGACAAGTTTTAAGGCTTCCATAGGTGGTGATAGGTTGAATATACAATTATTACTGGATAATAAAGATGGGAATGTATTTGATATATCTGAATTAACAAGTGAAGTTACCTGGAAAACTAAAAGAAAAGATAAGCCTTCTAGTTTGGACTTTGAAATATTAAAAGATAAGCAAATTACTATAAACAACGGTGATGTAATAAGTTTTAAAGTAGATGGTAATCCAGTGTTTTATGGATATACATTTGAAAATGGAGGAAGTAAAAATCCAATTATAAAAGTAACTGCTTATGATCAATTGAGATATTTACTGTTTAATGATACTTATGTATTTAAAAATAAAAAAGCAAGCCAAATCTTAATACAAATTGCTAAAGATATAGGATTGAGAGTAGGAACTATAGAAGATACGGGATATGTTATACCACAGTTATTAGAAGATGATAAAAAATTACTAGATATAATATATAGTTCTTTAGAAAAAACCCTAATGAATAATAAAAGAACTTATACATTATATGATGATTTTGGATATTTAAACTTAAAAAATATAAATAACATGAAGCAACCTGTAGTTATTAGTGATGATAGTAACTTAGGAGATTATGATTGGAAAAATAGTATAGATAGTGATACTTATAATAGAGTTAAAATAGTAAG